GCTGTGGTTTCAGACTTTTTCTTAGAAAACTGTTCAAAATCATTCATCGCATCAGTGATGAATTGATCAAAAATTGTAGATGACTTAAGTAAATCAATTGCTTCATCTTCTGAATATTCTACTTCGTCGTCTCCATTAGCACCAGAGATATCAACTGGAAGCAGTACAGGAAGGTGTTTAATCTTTAAACCTCTCCATCCCATAATTGCTTTACCAGCATAAGCTTCAAGAAACTTTTCATTATCAATTTCTTCTTCTCGTTGACGAGTACGCTTATTAAATTTAAATGTTAATGATTGATTACGAATCTTCATTAAATCTTCACGTGTTAAAAAGCGAAGATTCACTTCAAAACCATCAATATCTGGAAACTCAATCCAGCTTGTGGTTTCTTTAGCAATAAGATTTCCAATTTTACTCATAGATTTTCCCCTCTAAATGGCGAGTGCCTATCACATAGTCTGCTTCTCTAAGGTGAGGGGGAACCTTGATCTGCAAGTGGTAGGCACTCTTCTGGTAAAAAGTGTTAGTGTTCCCCCTCAGAAACACTTAATTAAGATTTTTGTGCTACGATAGTAACTTCACCACCAGCACCTTTGTTAGCAGTTGTTTCCTGACCGACAAAGTTAACTGTCATTGAAATAACGTCTTCTGTAGCCAGTACTGGGAATTCAAACTGTACCGCATCAAGCTGGAAGGCAACATATGGAGCAGTTGCACCACCAATGATGAGATTAGCATTTGAAGTCTGTGCTGAAGCTGTACGAGAGTCGTTAGCAATATTACGTAAGAATCCAGCTGACTCTTCATCACCTGAACGAAGATACATAGTAGCTGAACCTGTTACTGCGCGTGTGCCAGTAAACTGACCGATCGGCTCGTTCAAGTTAGCGAGTTCTTCTGGTGTTAAGTAGGTAATGTTGTTATTGTAGTCAATGCTAAGAGCTGTTACTGGGAAGGTAAACTTCACATCTGCACCAGCAGCAGAAGGCTGATGATGAAATTCAATTGCACTCAAACGATTCTTAATGAATGAGTTAGTTGCAATAGATCCAGCAACGTTCATCTGGTTAAATGGGTGATATGCAGCTGTTACTGTAGCTTCACTCGAGTTAGCATTAGCTGTAACAGAAGTACCACTATTAAGAACACCACCAAATACTGAAACCGCGTTATCACGTGGAGTACCTGTTAGTTCTTTAAGAGTTGTACCAAAACCCGTCCATGTTACTGTAGCAATTTCTTCAATACCAGCATCAACAGTTGCCTGATTGACTGTAGCATTAGAAACTTGATAAAACACGTTGTCCATCTTAAAGTACATGTGGTTTTCTTGTGCTGTAGCAAAGTTAGAACGAGATGAGTGAACACCTGTTGCAGCAGCTGTGTTAGTAGTAAACAGTTTACCACCATCGTTCCAAACTGATTGTTCGTTTACGCCAGAAGCTGGTGCAGTATTAGAAACCAATGCTTGCCACATAAACCAGTCAGCAACAGGCTTAACGTTACCTGTCTGAGTGGTACCAGCGCTTGATCCATCTGCGGCGGCGCCAGTTGTAATACCTGTTGGACGAAGGTAAACCTGAAGGTTCCAATCAACAGGGTTAATAGCAGTATTAAATCGTTGCTGAGAACGATCAGGGTTAGTTCCTGATTCGAGGCTTGTAATATCCTGTGTAGCAGCTGAAGAAGATGCTGCAAAGCCAGCTAACACTTCAAGTTTCCAAGTGTTCTCTGGAGTCATAGCAGTCACAGCAGCACCGTTGATCAAATCAACTGTGGACAAAAATACCTCAGAATTTCTTTGTAAATTTAGAGATGCCATCTCTTTTTCTCCTTATCCGTCTAATCTATAGACTATAGTTAATTCAACCTCTGCTAATCCATAAGGAGTTGCAAGTCCTTCATCTGAGGTGATACTGTCTATGGTTATATCAAGTATACCTTTATCAGGATGGTCTCCGATTGAATAAATGACATGTTCTATATCCTGAACCATATCATCTACGAGGCTTTGAGAATTATCTTCTCCGAATACGTATGCTCTTATGGTAACGTCTAATGTT